CGAGTGAGATAAGTGAACATGAATTATACAGAAAAGCAGTGTGGAGAGAAACGAACCAAAGTTTCAACAAACATTTCACCGGTCAGCAACGAAGCCGGGATATTCATTTAGATCACATTGTATCTATTACTGACGGGTGGGTCAATAAGATACCGGCAGAGATTATAGGATCAGCAGTCAATCTGCGACTTATAAATGGCATCGACAATAGAAGGAAGTCCAATAAGAGTGACATGACGATAGAAATGTTGTATAATAAATTTCAAGAATTTAAGGAAAAACTATGCGAAAACTGATATATATGGGGCTCGAAAAATACAAAAGTAGATACACTTTTCAGCTACAAGACTGGAATGAAGCTGTATTCAAAAAACGAAAACTTGACTACGTAATCGTTCCGGGTGAAACACTTAGCAACGATCAAGCAATTGTAACTGGACAAGTTCTAGATGCTCATGGTCGCACATACTTCGGTATGAGCCAATTGATGAATCTAATCAAGATGATGAAAGCAGGAGAACTAAACAATGAAGATGTTATCTACTTTGAAGATATGTTTCAGCCAGGCATTGAGTCTTTACCCTATATTCTTCAGCAGATCGACCCGGCTTTCAGGCCTAGGATTTATGTTCGTTGTCTTGCTCAGTCCATTGATCCTGATGATTTTGTTCATGTTTGGGGCATGTCTCGGTGGATGGGACATTATGAAAAAATGTTGGACTCGTTCGTAGATGGTATGCTTGCTACCAATGAAGAAATGGTAATGCACATGAAGATTGCAGGGTGGACTGCTCCAATCTACAATATCTCTGGATTAGCATTTGGCAAAGCAGAAGTACAAAGTCGGGTAACAAACATCAAACCGTTCGCAGATCGTAGGTATCGTGTTGTGTTTTCAGCACGTTGGGATCAAGAGAAGCAGCCAGACTTCTACATGGACTTAATTGAAGAATACTTTGCACGCCATCCAGAACGCTATCTGGAATTTTGTATATGTAGTGGTGGCTGGATCAAGTCAAATAACGAAAGCTATATGCAACGAACCTGTGAAATGGTAGCACAACATAAACTTAAGCTCTATGAGAACTTAGAGAAAAATACTTACTACAATATCGTTAATGATAGTCGTGTTGTATTTAATTGTGCACTTCAAGATTGGGTTAGTAACACTGTATCAGAAGCTGATGCATTAGGATGCAATGTACTATACCCTGCTTATAGGTCTTTCCCTGAGACTTTTAGTAATGACCATACCCGACTTTATGTTCCCTGGAGTATAGAAGATGCACTAGACAAACTAGAAAAGCTATTGAAGGAACCTCACGAAAAGATGGGTGCAATCAGTGATTATAACAATGGTACAATTGATCGTATCATTGATATTTTAGAAGGCGGTGGGCAGAGTATGTTGAGAATGTCCACTGATTATAGAAAACATACACGCGAATCAAAATATTAAGGAGAAAATTATGAACGCACATGCAGATATTAAAACACAATTGGCAGCTTACGAAGTAGAACATGAAAAGTTTGAAAAAGGTAATGCAGCAGCAGGAACTCGTGCCCGTAAAGCATTGGGTGAACTAGCTAAAGCAGTTAAGGCTCGCCGTAACGAAATTACCGCCGAGAAAGCCGCAAGAAAAGAAGCCAAGGCTTAATCAAGCATAAATATCATGTAAGCTACACAACGGTAGCTTACATTTCAAAAACAAACCATCACAAAGGAAGGTTATCATGAGTTATAATAAAACAAAATACAGCGAAAAAATGATAAATACTTGTACGAACAAGGATTATCATGCACCAACCATACACTTATCTCATAAAACATATACCGACTGGCAGAGTTTACTATGGACTCCGCTTTGCTAAAGGCTGTCACCCCGGAGACCTTTGGGTGAAGTACTTTACCTCATCAAAGGATATTCAGCAGTTGATTGCTGAATCTGGAAAAGATAGCTTTGTAACAGAGGTTCGTAAAGTGTTTATTGATCCCTTAGCAGCTATTAAGTGGGAGATAACAGTATTACGCAGGATGAAGGTCCTACAAAGAACTGATTTCATAAACCGAAATATTCCCGGTACGACTATGCGGTTTACACTCAGTGAAGAAACCAAGCAGAAAATGAGGAAACCGAAGTCGGTACCTCGAACTAAAGAACATACTGAAAAGATTGCGGCCCAGATGCGTGGCGTTCAGCGAGGCGCTAACTCTTCGGAACATTGTGCTAACATATCTAAGGGCAAAACAGGTAAGAACTTTGGTAGGGTGGGCGAGAATGCACCTAGGTATGGTAAATTGAAATCAGATGCAGAACTATTAAAAATGTCATTGTCAATGAAGAAGAAAAAATGGATGAATAATGGGATTAATTGTGCATTCGTGGAACCGGATGATATTGACTTGTACATAGCAAGGGGATACAATATGGGCAGAGGCTCAAATAAGTTTTCAAAGGAAATATAAATTGTCATATAATAAAACCAAGTGCGACCCTGAATTAGGTCAACGTGTTCACGAACATCTAGTTACAATGGGAGTTGAGACTCCGTTAATGCCAAACTTCAATCATTATGATCGGACGAAAAAGATTGAAATGATTGAGGTGTATTTCAGGAATATCATGCATACTTTAGGACTCGACCTAAGCGATGATAGTCTAATGGATACCCCTAAGCGTGTGGCAAAAATGTATGTAAATGAGGTCTTTTATGGCCTTGACTACGATGCATTCCCTAAATGTACTACAGTTGATAACAAGATGAAGTACAATGAAATGGTGTGCGAACGTAATGTCAATGTACAATCAAATTGTGAACATCACTTTGTCGTAATCGACGGTCTTGCAACTGTTGCTTATGTACCCAAAGACAAAGTACTGGGGTTGAGCAAGATCAATCGTATCGTAGAATATTTCAGCAAGCGACCTCAAATTCAAGAGCGATTGACTGAGCAAGTATTCTATGCACTTCAATACATATTAGATACAGATGATATTGCAGTTATGATTGATGCAAAACATTACTGTGTTGCGGCGCGCGGCGTGGAAGATACAGGTAGCTCAACAGTTACCAGCAAACTAGGCGGTGGATTCAAAACTGATCCAGCAGCTAGAGCAGAATTCTATCAACTAGCAAGAGGACGATAATGAGTTGCAACCAAGATTGCAGTCAGGGTAGAACCTGTGATTGCAAACCATCTAAGATCAATGTTCAATCAAAAGATACTATCCAGGCACATTTTTATGTCAGCCTCGTGAAAAGTGGTATTAGAATTGTCGCTGGTTTATCTCTTATGCTCGGCTATATATGGGCAGCCGGTGTATTGCTTATCGCAGCAGAAAGCTTGGGTGTTATTGAGGAGATAGTATGATATTTAACAAGATTAAAGAATTAAAAGAGCAAGGGCTTAGAATTGGTATAACTTTTTCTCAGTTTGATTTACTTCACGCCGGGCATATTGCCATGCTCAGTCAAGCTAAAAATCATTGTGACTATCTTATTGCTGGATTGCAAAACAATGCACAATGGGAACGTACTGAGAAAAATGCACCCATTCAAAGTATTGTTGAAAGACAAATCAGCCTAAGTGCAGTGAGATTTGTGGATGAAATTGTAGTCTATAATACAGAGAAGGATTTAGAAGATATCTTGCTCACACTACCTATTGATGTACGTATCTTGGGGGTAGAGTATAAGGATAAAGATTTTACTGGTTATGGCATATGTCAACAGCGAAAAATTGAATTAGTATTTAATAGCCGTGATCACTCATTTAGCTCTAGCAGTATGCGCAAAAGAGTAGTTGAAGTAGAAAAGGATAAATAATGTCGGATGAATATAATGAGTTTATGAGTCGGTTTCAAGTTAGAAACATTAAGCTAAATCGTGATTATGATCGTAAAGAAATAATTTCTGGCTTCAATACAACAGCCTCTTATTACAATAATCACCGCGAAACATTTGATATTGAGATAGCCCGTCCTGGATTTGAAGAATTAGTTAGCATGTCACATAACTACGATAAACTGTCTCGGCAACAACGGGATGAAGACTACCTGCGTAGAAAACATCCTGCAATCAGCGATGCATATGAGAAGTACTTACTTCTTGTAGCGCTACATCGGTGATCTAATAGCGGTCTTGGCGTCACTCCCGCTATACAAACTCTGCCGTCTCTGCTAAAATTAACATAGGAGAAAATTATGGCAAAATATATTAGTACTAAGACCTATAATCAAATAGGCCCTGTCGCATACCGTCAATGGCGTGCTGACAGTCATTGTAACCTAATTCATGGTTACGCACTATCATTCCACTTAGAGTTTGAATGTGATACACTAGATGCACGTAATTGGTGTATGGACTTTGGTGGCTTGAAGCCACTTAAAGGTCTACTAGAAGATTGGTTTGATCATACTCTATTGGTAGCGCAAGATGATCCCATGCGTGAACATTTGCTAAACTTAGGTAAACTAAAGCTGGCAAAGATCACAGAGGTAGAAAAGACAGGATGTGAAGGTATTGCTGATTTCTTATATGAATACATTAACACAATCTTTTTGCCCAACTATGGTGAGAAAGATCGTGTATGGTGCGGTAAAGTAGAAGTACGCGAAACTGATGCTAATATGGCCATGCGAGTTGGTCACCGAGAAGACAATGAGTTCTGAATCAGACTTTAAAATGTTTAGATGGGTACCTGATGGTACCTATGATTATGATAACTTTCTTACCCGATATGTTATTGTTAATGGTAATCCAACGGTTGTTATCAATCGTGAGTGGGTAAATAGGGGCGGCCCAACGGGGGTGTCTGATGAGTTGAAACAACCCTGGGGCGCAT